CGCGGTCTGGAGAAGAGGGCATTAGCCCTCTTCTCGAGGTTTAAAGCTCACTCTGAGCTCCCACATCATTGACTAGTGGGTGATCAGACTCGAGTTCTTAAGCTTTATCCAAAGAGACTATCATAGAGCTCTTGGGTCGATTTCCGAGACTGAGGCTTCGGCTTCACTCCGTTAACCTGATCCTGTAGCTGTTGGATAGCCTGATTAAGGCGACGATTAAAGTCGTCGGACCACCTATATGTCAATCCGAGATCCGGGATGTAGACGTTCTTACGAACGACTCTATCCAGTCTTGTGATTGCATGGTTAACCGACTTTATCTCATAGTCGTGACCCATATAGTGTGGTAAGTCTGCGGTGCTGGTCAGCGAGGTCTTCCAGCTCTTGAAATCTCGGATGAGCTGACCTACATATGTAGTGTCAAGCTCATCTGGCTGATAATCAGTCTTGAGAATTTCAGGAAGCTGTTTGACGGTTCGACTGAGGAGTGCATAATAGTCCCGGTGAACCCGGTAGCCATTATTGTACTGTTCTCTATCGAACCTCGCGAGCGATGACTGAGAAAGATTGATGAAACTCATCATCTCGTCAGTATACGTTGCTCCGACAGCCGCTAGTAGTTCGTTGTCGAGGTATCGACCGGTCCTACTCACATTAGAGTTAGGATTCAGGCGAGCCGCAAATGCGCGGACTAAGGCCAGCATCATCTCTCTACAAAGAGTAGGGTCCGATTTGGATTCCACTTCTTCAGGTGGAAGTAACCCGCCGAGTTCGACGGGGATCCTAAGTCCTAACCGGATCTCACGACGTAGTCTACTCGATACGTTGTGGTTCTTTGTATCAAGTAACATGTCGTAGAAGTATTCTCCGAGCCCTTGTTCCCGCTTATAGCAGAAACTAACATAGCTCTGTAGATTGGCATAATCCGTAAGGATTTTACCAGTCAGCAGTATGCTAATGCCAGTGGTCTCTGGCCCACCGATAAGAGCTTGTCTATGGACAAACTCAAACATGTGGGTCCCAGATCTAGGATCAGCTTCCATGCTTTTGCTTGGATTCAGCTTGATCCCTGCTTGAAGGGATAAAGTCTCGTAGAGTGCCGCTAACCGCCTGTGATAGCAAGTTTCGTCATCACCAATAACATTGAAGAGTCCGTAGTTTCTAATACGAATTCCAAAACGTTTATTGATAGACTGAGGCATGATATCCAACAGGTGGCATGCAAATCGGAACAGCATGCAGTGTGTTAGGGTTGCCCCGAGCCATCCGGTCCGGATACCCATAGAGGTACCTGTGACAAGATGGATCTGGCAATCGACGGGATTACCGTCATCGTCAGTATATCTGACGTATTCTGACACACGCATGAGTCCTATCCACATGCTGGTGAGAGAGTTAATCTCATCATCGACTCTTCCGAGCTCCCCAAAGACTGCAGACATAACTGTTGCAATCAGGTAGAGCGGGAAGTAGTCCGTCCATGCTGTGGCATCGGTTGCCTTACAGTAACCATGCTTCTTAGCTAGTCGGCGGGCCTCATCGAAACCACCTTCATGATCATGTGCATAGCATTCTGGGAGATATCTCAGAATTGCTGTGAGCGTGTCAGCAAGTGGCTCGAGAGCGTACTGGATAGGATAGGATCCCTCGTGAACGAGACGAGCCTTCACTCCAAGTGAAGCCTCGATTCCTACGAGGGCTGCTCGGTGGAAACGTATGACTGTAGGAGAAAGTTCCTTAGCCAGATGCTCATCCTTCACGAGTTTGCTATCAAATTTGGCGATAGCAGACTCTTTAGGAGGCGCATACTTAAGCCAAGAGTTAGCGAAGTCTTCCCAGACAGGTGGTTTATCCCACGTTGTATGGGTAAGGACTTCGACTATATCTCCCTCAACAATGCTCTTAGTCTTCTTGAACTTCCCCTTACTGTTCTTGATCAGTGAGGACGAAGATCCGGAAGCCTTGGTGGCCTCAAAGTGAGGTGTAGCTGACAACACTCTTGCGAGTGTTGACAAAGCTGGCATCTCATCTTTCACAAACTCCTCCCACTCCCTATAAGGGAAGTCGGGGTGTTTAGTGATGAAGTCATCGCGTAGCATACCATACGTAAGGTACACCTTAGCAGGCTGGTTAACAGTTTCAAGATCGTACGGCTCGATCTCAACGAGATCGGAGTTCTGCACGAAGTCTCGTATCTCAGAAGCGATAAACCGTTTTGACGGTCT